CTAAGCGATGAACAACGTCGCGCCTTTTCTAGCAGCTTCGCTTGGCTTTATTCTGATGTTCTTAGTGACCTTACAAAGGCCATCGAACGTCAGGAATTATTGCCCAAGCATGGCCCCGGTTCTACTCAAGATAAACTCTTGGGGAACCGAAAGTGGGACTTTCCTAATTGGACAGTCCGACTTGAATCTTTGTTTCCGTATGCGCTTTATTGTACGCATACGTGGCAAAAGAATTCGGGTTACAAAACCAGTCTCCTCCCAGCGGAACTTGAGCCTCCTGTTAAGGTGGCTTTCGTTCCAAAGACTCTAAAAAGTCCCCGAGTAATTGCAATGGAACCTACGCACATACAGTATGTGCAACAGGCTCTAATGCGAAAACTCGTTTGGTTGCTTGGAAGGTCCCGAATAGGGGCTTCCCAAGGTTTCGATGACCAAGAACCGAATCGTGCGAAAGCACGTGAAGGCTCTGTCACCGGACTTTATGCAACCATAGACCTTTCAGAGGCGAGTGATCGTGTGCTAGCAAGTCTTGTTTATGACGCGCTAGCTCCATGGCCAACTGTGCAAGAAGCACTTTTTGCCACAAGATCTACTCGCAGTAAACTTCCATCAGGCCTTATTCTTGACCTGAAAAAGTTTGCTTCCATGGGGTCTGCCCTCTGCTTTCCGGTGGAGGTAATGGTATTTTCAACCATTATCCTCACCTCATTGCGGACGGCTGGCGGACATTCTGCAGTGGGAGCTCTTGAGCTCTTCGCTGCAGGAGAGGTACGCGTGTACGGTGACGATATCATCGTTCCCGTGCATAGTGTCTCCTACGTGGAGGAATTCCTTGAGACCTATGGTCTTAAGGTAAACAGGTCCAAGTCCTTCTCAAATGGGAAGTTCCGGGAGTCCTGTGGTGGCGATTATTTCGATGGGATAGAAGTTACTCCCATTCGACTTCGTCGCGATCTTCCTCTTACGAGGCAACATGTTCAGGAGCTTGTTTCGACCTGCTCGACAGCTAACCAGCTGTCGGATTCAGGTTACGACAGGGCTTCCGAGTATCTTCATGGAGTGGTTGAAGCAATTCTTCCACTCTATCCTGAAGTTCCTCGGGAGTCTGATCTGTTGGGGCGATGGTCTTATAACCCTCGCCCCCACGGATATTCGACTAAGCTGCACTGCCCGATTTTCAAGGGGTATGCACCTTATTCGAAAGCTCCTAAGTCAGCACTCAACGGTTACAGAGCTTTGTTTAAGGCTCTGGTTGGCCGTTGGGATGATCCCATGCATAAGGATCATTTGACACATGCTGGTAGGCCGCTCTCCTATACACTAAAAAGAGCTGTGAGGTCCGGCCCCTAATGGGGCCGGTTGGGACGTAAGTCCTTG